ATGCAACGGGTACAAAATCTGGGCCGTCGCGCCCAAGAGGGCTTTACGCTGATCGAACTGATGATCGTGGTCGCGATCATTGGTATCTTGGCAGCAATCGCCATTCCGCAGTACAGCGACTACACCTCGCGTACGAAGGCAGCCGGCGCAGTGGCGGAACTGGCCTCCGTCAAGACTGGTATCGCCATGTGTGTTCAGGAGACGGGCACACTCAATGGCTGCGACGCTGGCGCGGCAAACGGCTATGTTCCAACGCCCGCCGTCACCAAAAACGTCACGGTAGTAACTTCTATTAAGAATGGTGTTATTACGGTGACCACTGGCGCTACCGACACCAGCGGTACTAACCTGCTGCTTGTTGACACGCCGACTGCGCCGGTAGCCGGTGCGGCGAACATGACGTGGACGACCACGGGAACGGTCTGCAACGTCAATCGCGGCCTGAAGCCAGGTCAAGGCGATTGCCCCTGATTACCTCAGAAGCATTTAGGCATCGTTTAATGTAGAAAAAGCGCCTTCGGGCGCTTTTTTATTTGAATCCATATTTCGTCCGGACTCAACCGACATGCAAAGCGTGATCGTGGATGCCGTGCGTGCGACGATGGAATTTCCTTACGGAGCAGATCCAGCCGCTTCAATCCGGCGGCAAGCGATAATTCTTTTCTGGAACATCGCCATCCGTCGCTTAGGGGGCTCGCGATGTTGCAAGGTGACAAATTTTGTCATTACCAATCTCGATGATGATAATTTTTTGTCACTTCAGGTTCGAAGCTGACACTTTCCGTCATTTCTGATGAGCTGGCTGACCATTTTCATCATGAATAGATATCTATAAATCACGCATACCCTGGCGTATTGTTTGCTCACAGATCGTCTGCGGCATTTATGTCGCCATTAAAATCTCTTCGAAGGGTCGATTTATGCAACGGGTACAAAAATTGCGCTGTAGCGCTCAAGAGGGCTTCACGCTGATCGAACTGATGATCGTGGTCGCGATCATCAGTATCCTGGCCGCCATAGCGATTCCGCAGTACAGCGACTACACATCCCGCGCCAAGGCGGCTGGCGCAGTGGCGGAACTGGCCTCTGTCAAGAGCGGCATCGCTTTGTGTCTTCAAGAGACAGGCACGCTCACCGGCTGCAACGCGGGCGCGGCCAACGGCTATGTTCCTACACCGGCTGTTACGAAGAACATTACGGCAGTAACTTCCATCACCAATGGCGTTATTTCGGTGACCACCGGCGCTACCGACGTCAGCGGCAACAATCTACTGCTTGTTGACACTCCGGCCGCTGCGGTTGCTGGCGCGGCAAACATGAGGTGGACAACGTCGGGCACAATTTGCGATATCAATCGCGGCTTGAAGCCCAATCAAAGCGGTTGCCCCTGATGGCTTAGTGCAGTATGCGTTGGCGGGGGAGGCGCCTACGAGCGCCTTGTCCATTTGCGGGTAAAAAAGTGTCGTAGCCAAAGATCTCGGAACTTGCCGACTCGCTCGATTATGAGCTGATGGATTTGTTAGGCGGACGGTTGAATCCAGGATGGGACACCCATTCATGCTGCCACCGGAACGAATGAACCGACGCCTGCTGCTTGCTGTGCTTCGGGATGGACGCGCATTCTGTCCCTGCGTACTGCCTTTTCGAGCACCGGTGACAAGTTCGCTGCCCCGCTGAGAACGGGCATGCCGAAAAAACAAAACCGACGCTGCTTTCGCAAACGTCGGTTCTTAGTTTTACTACGCTGTTTTTGTCTGCTGGTGGTCGAATCCGTCAGCAGCTTTTTGTTTGGCGGAGAGGGTCCATTCCGAACCCTTCCGTTTAGCTTCTTCTTCTGCCAGTAGGGCGAACGCTTCGCCCGGGTCCATGCCCGCTTCCTGCGCAATTTTCCACGCCGTATAGAAGTCAGGCAGACGGTCCTTCGTATAGCGATCGAGCGTCGGCTGAGGGATTCCCCAGTCCTTGGCTGCGCGATTCACGCTCCGTCCCTTTAGCGCCTTAGCTATCAATTCTTGGTAGCTCATTTAAAACTCCTATTTCTATTGTTACTTCGAACGCAGTAACCTTCTCATTACTTCGATCGCAGTAACTACGAATGCGGTTACATGACGGAGTGTAGGCGGTAAACAACGCCGGGTAAACCGGCCCCCCTGTAACGAAATCCTGCCGGGATGTGTGCCCCGGCACTGACGGAGAAGAAAAATGAATCAAAAGCATCTGGTCCACATCCATGCCGTGACGGTTCGTGAAGGCGTCGCTCGTAAGACCGGTAATCGGTATCACATTGAGGAAGGCGCTTGCATCGCTATGGCGGAGTACCCGGACCGTGATGGTGAGGTCAAAAAGGATACGACTGCTGGCCTTCTCAACCTTCCGGATCATCTGCGTGGTCTTGCGCCGGGTGCTTACGAACCGGTTTTCTCGTTCACCAATTTCGAGGGCAAGGTGACGGTGCGGATCGTGGATCTGCTGCCGGTGCGGATGACTGGGACGGCTCCGGTGCCCGAGAAAAAGGCAGCCTAAGTTTTTGCTCTTTTGAGGCCGGTTCGCCGGCCTCTTTTTTGTTTACCGGGAAGTCCAGAAACCGATGGTGGTGTCTGGTCGCTCGGAGAGTGAAAGCGATAGGGATTGATGTCCGAATGGAGCGAGACCTAGGCTCGACGCTTGCGCGAAAGCCCGGTCCGAAGGAATCGCCCAAGGTGTTCAGGGTTGTAAAGGGGATGGAACGATGGCACTGATTTTTGCACTTGATGCAGTGCTTCTCATGCTGCTTGGACTATCGGTGGATTGGTTTCACCTGTACGCGCTGGTCTGGTCGTTTGGTATGGACCCGGCCATGTTCATTCGTGCATGTATCGGTGCCGCTGTGACGGCCTTTTTGCTCAGTGTGCTGAGTCATCGTGCAGGGCGGGCATGGTGATGCGCTACGTCCTTGTCTGTGACTCTGCTACGCCGATCAACGCGGCCGATTTTCAGGCGTGTCAAACACAACCGATCGATCTCGATGCAGCGTTGGCGCAGCACTCGATGGTTCCCAGGCTGACTAACGCAGAAAAAGCGGACTGGATGCTTGTCATCGTGACCGTGATGATGATGGCTTGGGGCATCCGTCTGATGAATGACTTCTTCCTTAATCGTCGAGGCTGATATGAATCTCACTACTGAACAGATCGTTGAAATGTCGAGGCAGTTTGCTGTTGCGGTGGTGCTGTGCAGCTTCTTTTCCGCGTTCCTTGGATACCTGTGCTGGCATCTGGTGCGCATGGCTGGCGAGGAAATCCAAGAGCGTTTTCGCCGTAAGCGTTGGTCGGCGAAGTATCGGCTCGCGGTGCTGGAATCGCGTCAGCGCAATGCCCGCAAAGCAATGATTTGGCAACACCGTTTTCTCAAGCGCGTACAGCGTTTGATCGACCGGGAAAAAATCGCTGTGACTTCGGAGAGGTCGTAGCGCTTTTTTCCTCAACCCTTCGGGAGCTATCTATGAAGTTCAATCTGCAACAGATCGAGGCTGGCGTGCGCCACGCTGTGAAGTCCAAGCAGGCCAAACAGTGGGCAAAGGCTGCTGTGATTGCCGGTGCCATGAGCGCGACGGCGGTTTTCGCGCAAACGTCTGGCGGTGTCGATGCCAGCGCGGCGGCCAATCAGGCGAAGACCGACATCAGTGGTGCACTGGCCGTGATTGGCGGCGTGATGCTGACGGTTTCCGGCATCGCCGTCGCCTGGAAGTGGGCGAAAGCGGCCTTCTTCGGCTGATCTGAAAAAGGGCGCTTCGGCGCCCTTCTCTCACTATGGATACCGCGTCCATCTTCAATACATACGAAGTCATTCTTCTGGTCGTATGTCTCGCTATCGCAATGCGCTAATCGGGGTCTGCTGTGTTCTGCTCACTGCTTGCTCTGCTCTCGACAAATCGCCTCCGGGTTCGTGTGCTACTGGCCGTAGTCACTGCCTTTGGCCTAATCGTGGCTTCTGACGGGCGGGCAGCTACTGGTTACCCGCCTAAGGATTTCACTGCGGGTTCGTTGGGCGTGTATTACTCGACGGAGGACGCTGCCTGTAGTGCTGCTGCTGCGGCGGCTGGTACGGGTTATACCGGCGTGGTCTATGACGCGGCAGGTCCTACGCGGTCGTGTCAGTACAAGAATGCGAGTGGTCAAAATGCGAGTGGTACGTCTGTGCGGCTTCGGTGTGCCGATGGGACGACGATTACATCGACTTATACGGCAGCTACTCGGGATAGGTTCTGTAGTACTGCGCCTCCGCCTGATTGCGCGGGTACGTTGCTGAACAAATATCGTGGTGCGGGTGTTACGGGTCCGTCTCTGACTGATCAAGCGCCGGGCCTGATCTGTGTGCAAGGCTGTGGGTATGCTGGCGGCTCGTTGATGGTGACGTTTCCTAAGGCTGGTGGGGGCTATACGTACAGTGGTCGCTTGGGGGCTGCTACAGGGCAGGCGTGCACGACTGCCAATTACGATGTCATCGATACGGTGATGTACGACGAAACGAAGGACGTCCCCCCTTCCCCGCTTTCCTGTGCCGATCAAGGCAAGGTCTACGGTACGGTCAACGGGGTTGGTGTTTGCGCGGGGCCGGGTTCCATTCCCGGTTCCAAGGTGAACATCACAGACACTAAGACCACGCAGAACACGGATGCCAGTGGTGTCCAGGCTGCGCCTCAAACCGAAACGTGGAATTACAACATCGGCAATATCAACGGTGTGTCTGTGGTTGTTGCTACGGTCACTCATGCGGATGGGACAAAGACACAGACAACGGGGTCGTTGGATGGCTTCTGCAAAGACAATCCAACGGTTTCGTTTTGCGGTGGCGGCGGTGGTGGTAAGGGCGGCGGAAAAAATGGTGACTCCATGTTCTCCGGCGGGTGTGGCTCCGGTTTTTCCTGCAATGGCGATGCGATCCAGTGCGCGATGGCCAAAGAGCAATACAAGCGCAATTGCGAAGCGGAGGCGGCCGATCCTGCGCGTGATCTGTTCACGACTGAGGCTGCCAAGGATCAGGGCCGTGCCGGTGTGATAGCGGCCACGGGCGGCATGCAAACGGTGGACGTGGGAGACAAGCTGAACAATGTCACGGATCGGTTCGGGAGTGGTGCGTGCCCTGCTCCGCTGGTGTTTCGTCCGCTGGATACGCTCGTAGAGATTTCCTTTCAGCCGGTGTGCGATTACGCGCCTTGGATTCGAGCGGTGGTGCTGCTGTGTACGGCGCTGTTCTGTGCTCGGATTCTGTTTGGCTATAACTCGAAGGGGTGACCATGTGGGCGGCTGCGATTCAACTGTTGTGGGGTGTGTTGCTTTCGATCATCGGGAGCATGGTGGGGAAGATTTTGATTGCCTTGGGCGTTGGGTATGTTCAGTACAAGGGCATTCAGTTCTTGTTTGACAAGCTCGTCACGATCATCGATCAACAGATCGTCATGCTGCCTCCACAGATCCTTCAAATGCTTTCCCTGCTTGGCATTGGGACAGCCTTCAACCTGATTCTTTCCTGTATCACGATCAAGGCGGCGTTGGGCGGTGTGTTCAACGGCTCGTTGGTCAAGATGATTTGGAAAGGCGGCGATTCGCAATAAGGGGCTGACATGCCTGTCTATCTCACTACTGGTCTTCCGGGGAATTACAAGTCGTTTTTCACGCTGGTTACGGTTGAAAAACGTCGCAAAGAGGAGGGTCGTCCGGTCTTCTACCATGGCATCCCTGATGTGAAGCTGGAGGGGTGGACAGAGCTGGAGAAAGGCTCGGACTGGATCAATTGCCCCGATGGGGCAATCATCGTTTTGGACGAGTGCCAGAACACGTTTCCGTCGCTGCCGTTGGGCAAGGAATTGCCGAAGCACTATGCCGAGGTTGCGGTCCATCGGCATCGTGGTTTTGATCTGTACTTGGTCACGCAAGCCCCGTTGCAGTTCGAGGCCAAGATTCGTCGCTTGGTGCAAACGCACTGGCACATGCATCGCCCGTTCGGTATGACGAAGGCGGTGTGTTTCGAGTGGCAGGATGGTGTAGCGGAGAACCCGAAGGATTACTTCGCTCGCAAGAATGCTGTGCGCAAACCGTTCGTGCCGCCGAAGGATTTTTACGGCAAGTATCGTTCGGCCACGATGCACACGGTGAAGCGTTCGATTCCGCTGAAGCTATTCACGATCCCTGCCCTGCTCGTCGTGCTCGCTGTGATTGGTTTCTTCGGGTATCGGCATTTCGCCGCGATGGGTTTTGAACCGACTGCGGAGAAAGGGGCGAAGTCCGCCCAGGACAAGGGTGCTGGTGGGCTGATGCCGGGGACTGCTGCGCCGGAGCGCAAGAAAACGCGGGATGAGTACATCGCGGAACGTCAGCCGCGGATTTTGGGGTTGCCGCACACGGCTCCGGTGTATGACGCGATCACGCAACCGATGCGTGCGCCAGTGGTCGCGGGGTGTGTGGTTGGCAAGGGTCACTGCACTTGTTACACCGATCAGGGGACAGTGCTCGATGTCGAAAAGACTATGTGCGCCTCTATCGCGGCGAAGGGTTACTTCCGTGAGTTCGATACGCGGTCGCCTAGCGATGGTGCCTTCGGCTCGCGTTCGCTTGCGATGTCGCAGACTTCAGCAGACCCTGCAACAGTTTTCCGTCCCAATCCATGATGCGGGCCACGAGTTGGCGGATCGTGCGGCAAACGAATTGCTTGCCGTCGCTGCGTGTCCATACGAAGTGGTTGCCACTGCGGATGAGCTTGCGGATAGGTAGCTTGAGCGTGAGTTGCGACCATGGCGAGAAAGTGATCTTGGCGCGCGTCGATCGACGCTTGCGCGGGAGCGCGAACCACAGAGGTGCGTTGCACAAGCCGCCAATGAGTGAGAGGGTCAGTTGGTTCATGGTTTCCGCCTTTAAGGTCATCGGGCCGCTAGATTCTGAGTCCCGGCGTCTTTGTCTCCGGGAAGCTTGCCGAAGCTGCTTCGGCATCAGTCCGCTGAGTTCGTCGTCCCGCGAACATGCAAGGCCGCTCCCTTCGGAACGTGGAATAAATGGAGGGGACCCGTTTCCGGTTTCATCGGAAATGGGGAGCGGGCCGTTTATGCCGCGAAAGTCCGAAGGGAGTGGACTATGTTCGAAAAAGGGACGGCGGGCTCGGCGGGCTGATGACGCTCGGCTGGCTGACCGGGGACGCCGCGCGGCGAGCGCCACATGTGCGAAGCACACTGATTAGGTTTTTCTCGGGAAGTCCAGAAACCGTAAAGGTGTCTGGTCGCTCGGAGAGCGAAAGCGATAGGGATTGATGTCCGAATGGAGCGAGACCCAGGCTCGACGCTTGCGCGAAAGCCCGGTCCGAAGGAATCGCCCAAGGGGTTAGGGGTTATGAAGACAAGAAAACGGCTGCTGGAAACGATCAGAAAGAGCGTAGGTGTGTTGATCGAGGCAATGCAGGTAGGAGTAGCGGCATGGCTGCTGGCCCTTGCCATAGCTCTCCTGCTGGCCCTACACCCTGCCCCACAGGCTCAGGATGATGTGTTCGTGAATGCTGGCCCACGCGCTCAAGGCCAGCCGTAAGGCGGCATGAGCGCGGGCGCGCGAAGCGCGCCCCTAGACTTGTATCACTGACACTTAAGCAAACGGGACTCGGCAAACGCTGCCGACAGAAAAGAAAAATCCCCGCGAGGACTGCAATCCTCCGGGGACGTGACCACAGCGAGAAACGTTAGGAGCGTTCGCCATGGATGGCTTTACGATAGCTGATGCCTATCAGGAAATCAACCACGATGATCTTGCGTGGTATGACGAGGATTCGGGTGCTTCTGACTCTTATGTTGATGCCGTTGCGCAGCGACTGACGACACCTAATGTCCGTGAAGAGGTGGTGGTGAAATGCGTGACGCTACCGGGTGGCCAGGTCGAGGTGGTCGGGTATCCGGTGAAGGTCTTCCGTGATATCAACGTGATGCCCATGCCGAAAGCTAAGCGTGGCGAATCCCTGAACGAGGATAAGAATCGGGAGCGGGCTGTGCAGCGGGCTCGTAAGCGTGTGCGGCTGCTGTGTAAGCAGATCATGGCTGATCGGTTGCTGACTCTGACGTATCGGGAGAATGTTCAGGATCGAGAGCGCGTCGAGAGCGATTTCAAAGAGTTTTCGCGGCTCATGAACCGATTGGTGAAGCGCACCGGCAAAGACAAGTGGCGCTATGTGGCCGTGCTAGAGCGTCAGGAACGCGGCGCATGGCACATTCACCTAGCTGTGCATGGTCGGCAGGTGTATGACGTTGTGCGTGCGCTGTGGCATCAGGTCGTAGGCGTGGGGATGGGTAATATCGATGTTCAGAACCCCAAGGGCAACCACGCTGGCAAGGTGAAAGAGTGGCCTCGTCACAAGCTCGCGGCCTATATCTCGAAGTACATCGGCAAGGATGCTGAGGATTCAGAGCTGAATGCGAAACGCTATTGGGCTTCGCGTGGGATCGATATCGCGCTGCCCGTGTCGGGCCAGTTCGCATCGCTCGATGATGCCTTGCGCTTCGCGTTCGGTTGGATTTGCGATAATGCCAACCTGCAAGGCATTTCGAGCTATGTGTCTCACGGCCGCGGGTGCTTCTGGCTGGCTACAGCTGATCAGTGGTACGAGAGGCCAATAGATGGCTAGCACTTGTTGCGGTACATCTGATCGCGGATGTTGCGGTGTTGCTGTTTGAGGTAGTCGAGGTATTGTGCACCGTTTGGTTGGCGCATAGACGATTCAACCGATCTTGCTTGGCTAGATAGAGATGCGCATAGGCTGGCGTTGCTGGCTTGCTGCTGTGAAAACTGCTGCTGCGCTTGGGTAATTTGCGCTTGGTATTGGCCGTTTTCTGTCGCGCGTTGTTGCAGGAATCTTTGCTCCTGCTGGATGGTGAGATCACTTTTTCCCACGCTGGATACCGTTCCTCCGCGATCAGTTGTGATGTCTGTGTATCCGGCCGGGCAGTATTGGTCCTGTGTGTAGAGGATGCTTTTTCCGCCTCGGCATTTGGCGGCGTTGGCGGTGGATGCAACGATGATGAGTACGGCAACAAAGACGATCTTGTGCATTTGAGCCCCTTCCGTGTTTTTGGGAGAGGCTACCACAGTGCTTAGAAGGGCCTATGCTGCGTCCAATAAGCTTGGTTGCGTGCGCTGGTGGTGTCGTTTGATGGCTCGCTTGATACTCGATATGTGAGTGCCATATCTGCGGGCCAATGCGGATTTCGTGTGTTTGCCTGTGAACCATAGGCGCATGGCTTCGGCTTCCTCAGCGTCGGTCATGGCGGTTGGCCTCCCCATCCGGACCCCCCGTTTTGCTGCTGCGGCCATGCCTACCCGGGTGCGCTCTCGAATCAGTGCTCGTTCGAATTCTGCGAATGCGCCGACGATCTGGAAGATCATCCGTCCTGCTGGTGAACGTGTATCGATCATCTCCGTCAGGCTTCGGAACTCCGCTCCTGCTGCTTCGATGCGCTCAATGATGATTAGCAGGTCTTTCAGGGATCGCGCGATGCGGTCTAGCTTGTAGACCACAACGGTATCGCCTGGACCGATCTTCGTGAGCATTTCCTCGAGAACTGGGCGCTTGCTCATGCTCCCGCCAGATCGTTTCTCGGAAAAAATAAAACCGACGCCCGCTTCTTGCAGTGCGTCGGTTTGTGCGTGTGTTTCTTGTTCCTGTGTGCTAACCCGTGCGTATCCGACTAACAT